GCTGGACGTTGCAGCAGGAAATGGAAAACTGCAATGAATGTCCGTACCAGAACGGGAAGGAGGTATGCGAACAGTGCGGGACGTATGAGAACATAAAGGAGATATGCAGGCGCATGGAGGAAGCAAGGCAGGAAAGAGGGCGTGCAGGGTGATTGCAGACGGATTTTACAACATGGACTGCTTTCAGGGGTTCAACTTGATAGATGATAAGTCAATAGACCTGATACTTTGTGACCTGCCTTTTGGGACAACGCAAAATGACTGGGATATTATTCTACCGTTTGACAGCTTATGGCAGCAGTACGAGCGAATTATAAAGGATAACGGGGCAATCCTGCTTTTTGGAATGGAGCCGTTTTCAAGCCGCCTGCGTTTGAGCAATATTGACTGGTACAAATATGACTGGATATGGCAGAAGACGAACCCGAAAGGGCATTTGAACGCAAAAAGCCAGCCTATGCGGGCGCATGAGGTTATAAGCGTATTCTACAAAAAGCAGCCGACATATAACCCGCAAATGACGCACGGACACCAGCGGAAGACGGCAAAGAACGAATACACAAGGGAAAAGGACGGGGCGGGGTGCTACGGCAAGGAAAACAGGAACACAATATACAATTCAACAGACCGTTACCCGCTTGATGTGCAAATATTCAGCAACGGGGACCAGACAAAGAAAATACACCCGACAGAAAAGCCCGTGCCGCTGCTTGAATACTTCATACTGACATACACAAATATGGGCGATTTAGTGCTTGATAATTGCGCAGGGTCCGGCAGTACCGGGAAAGCGGCACATAATACCGGGCGGCGTTTTATCGGTTTTGAGAAAGACCGGGAAATATACAAAAGGGGTTATGAAAGCTGGCTGGAACACACAAGCCAGATAACACTATTTGGATTGATGAAAGGAGAGTAAAAGAGTGAAACAGGAAGAAATAATGCAGCAGTATAAAAATTATTTTGCGTACATACAAAGACCGGGAGCAAAAAGCCTGCTGGACTGGATAGAAAGCAACGGGTTCTTTTCAGCCCCGGCAAGCGCAAGGCACCACGGGAGCTTTCCGGGAGGGCTTGCGTTACATTCTGCAAATGTATTCAAGCGGCTTTTACACATAAACGCAGATGAAGAAAAGCGGCAGCAGTACCCGCAGTACGATTTGGAAACCGTTGCAATATGCGGGCTTTTGCATGACTTGTGCAAGATAGACGCATACAGGAACATTGCGCCGGAGGGAGCAAAAGAACAGTACGAAATAACACGGAACTTTCCTGCTGGTCACGGTGAAAAGTCCGTTATCCTGATACTGCAGTTTATGAAGCTGACAAAGGAAGAAATACTGGCTATACGCTGGCACATGGGGCGGTATGACTTTTATGCAAAGGGCGGCGGGTATGATTTGAATAACGCTTATAATCAATGCAAGCTGGCGGTTATGCTTCATCTTGCGGACATGATGGCAACACAATTTGACGAGAGGGAGGAAACGGAAAAATGACAATAGAACAGCAAGCGGAAGAACTTACAAAAGCGTATCTTGCTTCCTACAATTTAGCAATGGGGCAGGTGAGAAACCCGGAGTTTGCGGCGCAAATAGCGGGAATGATAGTTGTAGCGATAAACGGAACATTGCCGAAACAGCAGCCAGAAGTCAACCCGGTCATGGGGCTATTGACACAAATGATAATGACAGCAGGACAGGGAGAGCCGGAGCCGGAAGAAACCGGAAATAAAAAGAAAAAGTAAACAGGGGGTGCAGCAGTGAAAAGAAGCGAATTAGAAAAGCATTTAGGCAAGGCGGTTACAATCACACTGTTTGACAATGATGTTATAACAGGGGAGCTTCACAAGACCGGGGAAGAACAATTCAAGAATGACGCTAACTTGTACCTGCCGCAAAAGTGGTATTTCCTGACAAGCCCGCAGTCCTGCTTGTTTAGGAGTTCGCACGTTAAGAAATTGAAAGAGAGGTAAAACGGTGATGGGATATTATAGGCGGCAGCAGTACAGAAAACGGAGTGAAGCAACGGAGCAGGAAACAGTAATACAGTGGTGTGGCTGGCATGAGGGGAAGCACCCGGAATTAAAATTGCTTTTTCACATACCAAACGGCGGCAGCAGGAACACGGCAGAAGCGGCAAACTTGAAGCGGCAGGGAGTAAAAGCGGGCGTGCCTGATTTGTGCTTGCCAGTGCCTAAAAACGGCTATCACGGGCTATATATCGAAATGAAGTATGGGAAGAACAAAAGCACGGAGAAACAGGAAGAATGGCAGAAAGCACTGCGGGAGCAGGGATATTATGTGGCGGTATGTTACGGGGCAGAGGAAGCGGAACGCCTGATTGCAAGTTACCTGAAAATGGCAGGCTATCCGGCATTAGAACAGGAGGAAAAGAAAGGTGAAAGTTAGGGTGATGATGGGTGACGGGTTCGGCGATAGGGAGTATGAAGCGCACGAAGCAAGCGGAATAATAGACACGCCGGAAGAATACCTGCTTGTATTGAAAGAGCCGAAAAACGGGGAAAGCATAGAAAGGGTGCGGAAAGATTGCTTTTATCTGTCAATAGATGAAAGGCGGGGTGATTAAAGTATGGAGATACCAAAGGCGGCAATGACGGCAAAAAGAAAAAGCGGGTCCGGCTGACAGAGGTAAGCAGGGGAAGCGGGAAGCCCGTACTTTGCAAGAATGTAACAGTCAATCAGGCGGCAAAGAAATTATATGACTATGAGGAAACAGGGCTTGCGCCGTATGAAGTGCGGATATTGATAGAGAGGGAAAAGGCATTGACTGAACAGGTGAAGAAAATGCAGGACTGGTAAAAGCGGGGTGAGGGCATGGAAGCTGAAAAGTGCGCCATATGCGGTAAGGTTATTCCAGAGGGGGCGCAGGTATGCCCGGACTGCATGAAGATGGCAGACCGGGAGCAGCAGGAAACGGCACAGGAACTGCGGGACATAGCGGACGTGTTAAGCATAACGGCGAACACTGACGGGAACATTCAGAAATCAATGGAAGCACTGCTGCGGATTGCAAGCAGGCTGGAAAGGAAAAAGAAATGAAGACAGAGAAAGAAAAAACGCCGTATCTGCCAAAGGTTGCATATGTGCGCCTGCATACGGCAGGGAAGACGGCAAAGGACTATCAAAAGGAGCTAAAGGGGCAGGGCTTCACTTTCAATCAGTTCAAGCATATGGCAAAATCTGATGAATACTGGGACGGCTTAGAACTATGGGTGAGCTTGTGGAATTATGACAATCACGAAAGCTGGCACTTGTGGAACTGGAAAAAAGAAGATGATAACCGGGTTATGATGGCAATATATGAAGCAGAGCAGTTCCACCCGTATGAACGGTACATAAACGACTTTGACCGCTTCATGGCTGACTGGAAACTGGGAACATATGACCCCGGTTGCACGTATACTTTCCAGCTGGCAGCAGTAGAAGTCATAGAGGTTGTGCAGGAAGAACAGGACAACACGGACCATGAGAAAGTAAAAAAGGCAGTAGCGGCGGCAAAAGAAGAAGTCTTCCTGCAACGCCGCAAGGCACGGGAAACAAAGAAGCACAGGAGAAAGAAAAGGAGATAGGGGCGGGCATGGCAAAGAAGCATTGCAGGAACAAACAGGAAGTATTGCAGCGGCTATGGCAGAAGAAACAGCAGGAAGCCGGGAAGCCGCAGACGGTTCTACAAAACAGGTTGCAGACAATAAACAGGATAAAGCCAGCAATGGAAAAGGCAAGAAAAAAAATGAGGGAGGAAAAGAAAAATGCAGGCAGCAGTATTTAGCGCAAAGTGTCCGTATGAGATAGGGGACAGGATAAACGTAGTAAGGGCAGCGGGGAGCAATAAGAACGGGCAGTTGTTTTCCGTTGGGGTGGCAACGATAACGGACATTGCTTGCACACATTACCTGAAAAGCGGGGAAGTTCGTTTCACATATGAGCTTGACGGGTCCGGGCAGTATGCGCCGCTTTTAAGCCCGCAGGAAGCTGGACTGACACGGTAATTATATAAAACTTACGTAAGTATATACACATTGCACAAATATACTTACGTAAGTTTGTGCAATGTGTATATTGATTTTATACCTACGTAAGTATATAATAAATACATAATCAATCAAGCGGAGGTAAAAAACATGAGAACATTTGAGGTAGGAAAAAGATACGGAGAACACGCAGTTGTATTTGAAATCGTAAAGAGGACAGCAAAGACAATCACATATGCAGCAATCCACCATGCAGGAAGATACAATGAAAGCAGGAGGGAAGAAAAGAGGGTGAAAATACAAAACTGGGGTGACAGGGAAGTATTTTTTGCAGGAAGCGAAACAGTAGAAGCATAAAAGCACCGGGAGCCGCAAGGGGCAGCAGGCGTGAAAACCTGCAAGGCGGGTTCAATTCCCGCCCGGCGCATTGCTGGGAAATAAAAATCATACCAGATACAAGGAGGAATGACAAATGAAAACTATTTCTATTATCAACTTAAAAGGTGGCGTTGCAAAGACCATTTCAAGCGTCAATGTAGCGCACATACTGGCAGCAGTACACGGGTACAAAGTCCTGATGATTGACAATGACAAGCAGGGGAACGCTTCAAAGATTATGAACCGCCACGGATATGAAGCGGCAGGAGTGGCAGAGATAATGACGGACAGGGCTATTGACATGGCGGCAGTCATTCAGCACACGGACTATGAGGGGTTAGACATTATCACAGCAAACATGAACCTGCTTTCTGCAAATTTGAAAGTCATGCTTGACCAGTCAAGACCACAGCAGACACGTTTCAAGAAAGCGTTGCAGCAGGTAGCGGGGCAGTATGATTATTGTATCATTGACAATGCGCCGGATATAAACATAAGCACAATAAATGCGCTTGTTGCGTCTGATGATGTACTTGTGCCGATTACCATTGATGATTTTTCACTTGATGGGCTGGCAGAACTGAAAGAACAGATTGACAACACACGGGAAGACTTGAACCCGGCACTGTGCTTCCGGGGTTGCTTTATCACACAGTATGACAGGACAAATGAAGCAGACCAGCAGGGGGAAGAATATCTGAAAACATTGAATGAGTACCCGATATTTGATACGCATATCAGGCGCACAGCAAAAATGAAGCCTTGCACATTTGAAAGAAAGCCTATTCTTGAATATTCCAGCCGTTGCGGTGCGGCACAGGACTATAAAGCATTTGTAAAAGAATATCTGGAAAAGACGGCGGCAGCAGTGCAGGAAATGTGACCGAATTGGACACGAAAAGGAGGAAAAAGGCATGGCAAAATCAAAGTTTAATCTTACAGGGTTATTGAACCAGCGTTCTATGGAACTGGCACAGGAGCAGGCAGGGGCGGCAGAGGAAACAAAGGAAGCCGGACGGCAGGAGGGGCGGCAGGAAGCCGGGAAAAATGAAGTTGTGATGGTGGACGTTGAAGACCTTGTGCCGTCAAAGGATAATTTCTATCACGTAGACGGCGATTTGAAGCGTTCTATTGAGCTTGTAGGGGTGTTGCAGCCCCTACTTGTAAACAAGCCGGAAAACGGCAAATACAAAGTCATAGCAGGGCATAGAAGACGGCTGGCGGCAATGGAGCTGGTGCAGGAGGGCAAAGAAAGTTTCCGCTTCCTGCCTTGCGTGTACAAGAAAGAAGATGTTATGGACCGGCTGGCAATCATTATGGCAAACAGGTTCCGGGAAAAGACGGACTGGGAGAGAATGACGGAAGCGGTACAAGCGGAAGAACTGGCAAAGGAGCTGAAAAAGGAATACAGCATAGAGGGCAGGACCCGTGAAATACTTTCAGAGATTACAGGAGTAGCGGAAGCGCAACTGGGACGCTATAAAGCAATATATAACAATCTGCTGCCGGAACTGATGGAAGAATTTAAAAACAGCAATATTGTTGTATCGGTTGCGGTAGAGCTTTCAGGAATGGAAGAAGATATGCAGAGGAAAGCGGCTGACATTCTGCAAAGCGGCGGCACAATTTCACTGCCGGACGCAAAGGAAATGAAACAGCAGGCAGAGCAAGAAAAAGGAATACCCGGACAGATGGAGCTTGACACGGAAAACGGGCAGCAGGGCGCACCAGAGAGCACAGGAGAGGGAGAAAACGGAGCAGAGGAAGAAATACACGGGGAAGCGGAAGAAAACGCCACAGAGGGCACAGGAGAGCCGCAGGAAGAATATATTGACCCGCAGCCGGACACGGTGACTTCTCTTTGCTATTCCTGCAACAATTATGAAACGTGCCACGAAAAGAAAAGCACGGTCACTTCCTGCAATGCCTATGTAAACCGTGCGGAAGCGCAGAAGACAGATGAACAGCGGTACAATGAAGAACAGGCAGAACTTGACAGGCAGACACGGGAGAAGTTAAGAGAACAGCGGCAGGAAGAAAAAATGTCACAGCTTCCGAGTGATGGGGAAGCAAAAAAGCATGAAATCATAACGGCGGCTGGGAAGTGCGCTGAAATCGAAAGCGGTAAACTGACTTTTCTTTTACTGAAAAAGGACGGTTTCAAAGAGGGGGAAGAAATCACACTTGTAGAGCATGAAGACGGAAGCGCAACGGGCAGAAAGATTTGTGTAACAGTGCAATATATCTGGCAGGACTGGACCGGGCTTGATGATGATTATTGCATTATAGGCTTTAAGGTAGCGGGAGTATTGACGGAAGCGGCAGAAGAAGCGGCAGGCGGGGCAGAACAGCCAGTGTTATTGCCGGGAGCATAGGAGGAAAAGGGAAAAAGATGGGAATAATTGAAGATTTGCAGGAAGCAAAAAGGAAAGCGGAAAGAAACGGGACGGAAGCAGCAAAGTTTCTTGTGAACCAGAAGACATACAACACACTTTGCAGAATGGGCGCAGATACATCAATGCTGATAGTATCAGGGCTGGTCAAAGACGGGGACTGCGTAATGGTAAAGGAGAACACGGGCGCAAAAAGCCCGGTTCTTCTTCCTGAAAAGAAAACGGAGCAAAGGAGCTGGGAGCCGATACCGAAAAGGAAAGTGAACAGGGCAACGAAGAAAAAGCGCAAATTTAAGAAGCGGAGGAAATGACAGCATGGATAAATTGAAGTTTGAAGCAGAAAACAGGGAGAAAGCGGAAAAACTGCTGAAACTGGTTGCAGAAAACCCGGAACTGCCAGTGCTTCCGCTGGTTGATTATGAAGTTGTTGGGGGTGACTGGGGAAGCTGGGGAGGAAAATGGAAAGATAGCAATATAGGGAATTACCTGATTGACAGGGAAGATATAAAGATTAAGGAAGACGGGAACATGGAAGAAATGGTGCAGAGGTTCACGGAAGATGAAGAATATTACAGCATGACAGAAGAACAAATGAAAGAGTTTTACAACGGTTTGCCGTGGCAGAAAGCAATAATTGTGTACATAGGAACGCCATAGGAGAAAAAAGAGAGGGGAACGCCTGAAAAGGCGCTTCCCCTTGCGGTGCGTAATGAGGAAAGGCGGCAGCAGTGCAAAGACAGCCGGAAAGACGGCGCAAAAAGTGTTTAGGAGGTAAAAAGGAATGGCAGAAGTAACGGAAGCAATGGACAAAGCAAAGGTTATCAGGCTTTTAGAGTTCTTCCCGGATATTGACGAAGAAATCAGGGCAAAAAGAAGCGCAATAACAGATTTAGACCAGTGTTACAACACGGTATCTGGAATACAGTATGATGGTATGCCGAAAGGGAACTATCATGCAGGAAGCCAGACAGAAAACAGGGCAATGAATATCCCGGACTACATAAGCAAAGAAATCAAGATGTATCAAAGGGAAATTGAAATCTTGCAGAAAGTAAAAATTGAAATCATAAAGGAAGTATCAAGGCTGAATTTGAAGCATAAAAAAATCATTTTCGGTTTTTACTTTAATTGCATGAAGTGGGAGCAGGTAGCAGAGCGCACAAATTACAGTGACAGGCAATGCAAAAACATACGTGATGAAGCACTGGGAAAACTGCTGGCAGGCTTCCAGAAAAACAAGGTGCTGACAGAATACGAAATAAGGGAATGAAACATTGCACGGAAATTCCCGTTATTGCCTGCTATAATAGACAGAAAGAAGACACTTTTTGAAAAGCCGATGGACGGCAGAAAGACTTTGTTTCTGGAATTTACAAAGCCTATATTTTTTATCAGTTCCGAAAAAACGGAAAACGGAGATTTTGAAAACAAACGAAATGAGGTGAGAGCATGGGGCGAAAAAGGAACCCGGAGAGGGACCAGAGCTTGCAACGGTACATTGACAGCGGCGGTAAAATGACGCTTGATGAACTGGCGGCGGCAGCAGGTGTCCCAAAGGCACGCATAAGCAAATGGAAATCAGAAGACAAGTGGGAAGAAAAGCTGAAAGAAGCCCCGAAAAAAAGGGGTGGGCAGAGGGGAAACAAGAACGCCGGGGGGAGGACACCCGCAAAAGACGGAAATAAAAATGCGGTCACGCATGGCGCATACGCAAAAGCGGGCATTGAAGACATTGCGCCGGAGGAAGTAGAGAAGATAAAACAGGCGTTGCAGGGGGATAATATACAGCGTATGCAGGACGAATTACAAAGCCTGCTAATACGCAAGTCATATCTGGAGGGGCTACTGAAACAGTACACGGACCCGGAAGCAGAGGGGCAATATTACGTTGATAAAATAGTGCATATGGTAGTACCCAAAGGGATTGAGGAACAACAGCAGGAGCAGGAAACAGGCATAGAAACAGGGCTGGCACAAGACCCGGAAGCAGGAGCAGCAGGCGGCAGCAGTGAGAAGTTAAAGACCGCTATGAAATCTATCATAAAAGCCAGCGCATTTGACAGGGCAATGAAAGTGGAAGCTGAACTGAACCGCCTGCATGGGCGCATTATAAAGCAGCTTGACAGCATGAAGTCATACGAGATGGAACAACAAAGACTGCAACTTGAAGAACGCAAATACAACCTTGCAAGGCAGAAGCTAACAGGCGAGATTGACATAGATGATGGAACGGAAGAAGTCATTGACGAACCGACAGCCGAAAGCGGCTGCGAGTAGGTTCTTTCAGCGTTCCAGCAGGCGTGCGGGTACAGTGACGCCCAAAGCCTGCCTAGATAAAAATTGAAAAAATCGCTTTCCGCTTCCGGGGCAAAAATAATGAAAGGGGGTGTATTTTTTGAAAGTATATACAGCGGCGGCGGTGGCACGGCGGCTGGACATGACGGAACGCAATGTGCGTCTGCTACGTGATAAAGGAGTGCTGACAGAATGTAAGCCGGGGCTTTACGACTTACAGACAGTGACAGTGCAATACATAAATTTCCTGCGGCAGAAAAACCCGGAAGCGGAAGACAAGGTGGACTATAACACGGAACGGGCAAAGCTGGTGCGGGCGAAAAGGGAAAGTGAAGAACTGGAACTGCAGGTGCGAAAGAATGAGCTTCACACAACGGAAGACATAGAAAAGGCGTTGACAGATGTGCTTGTGAACTTCCGTACAAAGTTGATGGCGATACCCGCAAAACTAAGCCCGATTATGGCAAAGAAGAAAGACCAGACAGAAATATTCAAGCTGATGAAAACGGCGATTGATGAAACGCTGGAAGAATTGGCAGACTTTGACAAGATATGCAAGGAAGACAAGGAAAATGAGGGATAACACACGGGAGCTTTTCAGGAAGATATTTGAAGTATTGAAGCCGCCGCCAGATTTGAAACTATCTGAATGGGCTGACAAATTCAGGCGGCTGGCAGCAGGCACAACGGCAGAGCCGGGCAGGTGGAAGACCGCAAAAGCACCATACCAGAAAGAAATAATGGACGCAATCACGGACATATCAATAAAAAAAGTCGTGATTATGTCTGCCGCACAGGTTGGGAAAACGGACGCAATGGTGCTGAACCCGATAGGATATTATATACATTATGACCCGTCCCCGATTATGGTAATACAGCCGACAATAGACATGGCTGAAAAGTTCTCAAAAGAAAAGTTGTCCCCTATGCTACGGGAAACCCCGGTACTTGCGGAGCGTGTAAACGATAAGAGCAGGAGCAGCGGAAACACGATACTGCAAAAAATCTTTCCGGGCGGTTTTGTTACGATTGCGGGAGCGAACAGCCCGACAGGACTGCGCAGCCACACAGTAAGGATATTGCTTGCTGATGAAATAGACGGCTATCCGGCAAGTGCAGGAAATGAGGGGGACCCGCTACTGCTTGCGACAAAGCGACAGACAACGTACTGGAACAAAAAACAGGTAGACATTTCAACGCCGACAATCAAAGGGGCTTCCCGGATTGAAATTGAATATGAAAACAGCAGCCGGGGGGAATGGAATACGCCTTGCCCGTGTTGCGGCGAATTGCAGCCGCTTGTATGGGGCAATGTCGTGTATGATAAAAAAGACTTGTCCGAAATACAGTATGTATGTGAAAAGTGCGGCGTAATATCGAGTGAAGCAGAATGGAAAGAAAGATTTATTGACGGCTGCTTTATTCATGCGGACCCGGAAAACCCGGTCAAGGGCTTTCACCTGAACACGCTTGCTTCAACGCTGACCACATGGCGGGAGGTTGTAGAAAAATTCATACTTGCGAATGAGGAAGTCAAAAAAGGAAATGTGGAGCTGATGAAAGTATGGACTAATACAGAAATGGGGCAGACGTGGGAGGAAGACGGGGAAACCATAGAAGATGACGTGTTACTGGAACGCCGGGAAATATATGATTGTGAAGTGCCGGAAGATGTAATGTACATAACGGCAGGAGTGGACACACAGGACGATAGATTTGAAATTGATGTTGTGGGCTGGGGTCCAGAGTATGAAAGCTGGGGAATAAAGTATGCCGTGCTATACGGGGACAACAGCAGTATTGAAAATCAGGTGTGGAAAGATTTGGACACGTTTCTTTCACAGACATTTGAAAAAAAGGACGGAACAAAGCTGAAAATCATATGCGCCTGCGTAGACAGCGGCGGTCATAGGGCTAATCAGGTATATAAATTCTGCAAAAAGAGGTTCAACAGGAACATATTTGCAATAAAGGGAAGCAATGACAGTGCGGCGGCATACATACAGAAGCCGTCAAAGAACAACAGGGAGCAGGCATATCTTTTTATGATAGGCGTTGACACGGGAAAAAGCTGGCTTATGGATAGGCTGAAAGTAGAAAATCCGGGTCCGGGGTACTGCCACTTTCCGCTGGAAGACGGAAAAGGGTATGACGAAAAATACTTCAAAGGGCTTACGTCTGAAAAGAAAGTGCTAAGATACAAAATGGGGAAACCGTTCTTTGCATGGGAATTGCGGGACAAAGGGCAGCACAAGAGAAATGAAGCGTTAGACTGCCGGAACTATGCAACGGCGGCTATCGAAATAACAAACCTGCCGCTGAAAAAGCCGGAGGAAAACAACCAGCAGGCAGCAGGCGGCAGGAAAAGGAAAAAAAGAGGACAGAGAAGCAAAGGGGGTGTTATCTGATGGCAGGAATTACACTGGAAACAGCGCAGAAGCATTTAGACGCATGGCTGGAAGCAGAACTGACCGTAACAACAGGGCAGAGCTACACAATAGGGAGCCGGGTACTGACAAGGGCAAATTTGACAGAAATCAGAAATGTAATAGATTACTGGAATAAAAAAGTCATTGCGCTTGAAAATGCGAAAAAGGCAGGCGGCAGGAACCGTGTGCGGCGGGTTGTACCCCGTGACTTGTAAAATTTCCCGACATTTCCCGCAATTTCCCGTTTTGGCGATTTTCTTCCCCCCATTTCCCGAAAAACAGTGATATTATATAAACTGGAAAAATTAAAAGAAAGCAGAAAAGCACCCGGAAAAGGTGCTTTTTTCATGCGATAAAACGGGCAGGAGGTGAGATTTTGAACGGCATTGCAAGGGCGGTTGATGGAATAATTGCGACAATAGCCCCGCAATTTGCGCTGAAAAGGACGGCTGCAAGACACAAAATGCAGATATTAAACAGCGGTTACGGCAATTATGGCGCAAGCGTAACAAAAAAATCACTGCTGGGCTGGAATTACGCCGGAGGAAGCTGGCGGGAGGATATAAACGAGAACTTACCAACACTGCGGCAAAGAAGCAGGGACATATATATGGGGGTCCCGATAGGCAGGGCAGCAGTAAACACAATGCGGACAAATGTTGTGGGGCGGGGGCTTATGCCGAAACCAACGATTGACGCAGATGTGCTGAAAATTTCACCTGAAAAGGCAAAGGAGCTTGAAAGAAAAATATCTAAGGAATGGGAGTTGTGGGCAGAGAGCGCAGACTGCGACATGGCAAGGCTTGACAATTTCTATGAGCTTCAACAGCTTGCGTTTTTGAACTGGCTTGCTTCCGGGGACACGCTGGCACTGCTTCCAGTGAAGCCACGGAAAAACCAGCCGTATGATTTACGGGTGCAGCTTATAGAAGCGGATAGGCTTTCAAGCCCGTACAACTTTGACACGTTTGACAATCAGATTGTGGGCGGCGTTGAAGTAGACGCAGACGGGGAAGTGGTAGCATATCACTTTTCAAAGCACCACCCGCTTTCATACGCAAATGAGCGCATGGAGTGGCAGAGGGTGGAAGCATACGGGAAACGGACAGGGCGCAGGAATGTGTTGCATTTAATGTGCAGGGAGCGCATAGACCAGCGCAGGGGCGTTCCGTTCCTTGCCCCGGTCATTGAAGCGTTGAAGCAGTTGGGGCGGTATACGGACGCTGAACTTGTGGCGGCGGTTGTTTCTGGAATGTTTACGGTATTCATTGAGAAGACGGAAGACAAAGACGGGGAGCCGATAGGGTCCGGCATACCAGAAGAAGAACTGATTGACGCAGAAGACGAAACAACGCTGGAGCTTGCGCCGGGTGCGGTTCTTGATTTGGGAGAGGGCGAAAAGGCGCACGACATAAACCCCGGAAGACCTAACGCAAATTTCAGCGGTTTTGTGGAAGCTATCTGCCAGCAGATAGGGGCAGCGTTAGAAATACCGTATGAACTGCTGATGAAACATTTTACTGCAAGCTATTCAGCAAGCCGGGGCGCACTGGAAGAAGCGTGGAAAATGTTCAAAATGTATCGGACATGGCTTGCGAATGACTTTTGCCAGCCTATCTATGAAGAATGGCTTGCGGAAGCGGTAGCAAAAGGCAGGATAAAAGCACCCGGCTTTTTCGCTGACCCGTTGCGGCACAAGGCATACTGCAAGGCGGCATGGAACGGACCGGCAAGGGGGCTTTTGAACCCGGTACAGGAAGTAAATGCAGCAGTGTTGAAAGTAGAAAACGGCTTTTCTACACGAAGCACGGAAACAATGGAAATGGCTGGCGGTGATTTTTACAGCAACTGCGAACAACTGAAAAACGAAGAAAAGGCATTGAAAGAGGTGAAAAAAATTGCAGGAAGCGCAGAGAAAAAAGAAAAAGGGCAGGAGAAGCCCGGACAACAGGAGCAGGAAGAACAGGACGTGCCAGAACAGCATGGGGCAGGGAAGCAGCAGGAAGACGGCAAACAGCCCGCAGGGGGAGCAGAAAAATAGATTTTGGGACTTTATACCAGCAACAGCAACAAAACCCCCGGAACTGCTTTTATACGGCGCAATCAGTAGCAATCAAAGCTGGTGGGAAGACCGTGTTACACCGGGGCAGTTTAACAAAGAGCTTGCCGCACTGGGGGAAGACGTGCCGGAAATCATTGTGAGGATAAACAGCCCCGGCGGTGATGTATTTGCAGCAAACGCAATTTATACAAGGCTGAAAGACCACCCGGCAAATATAACGGTCAAAATAGACGGCTGGGCGGCTTCCGCAGCCACGATAATTGCAATGGCGGGCGATACAATAAAAATTGCAAAAAACGGGGTATTTATGATACATGACCCTGCAATGACAGTGTGGGACACGTTCAAAGCGGAAGACTTCACAAAGCTGGCAGACGAATTGAAAGTGATAAAACAATCAATCGTAAACACTTACGCAATGAAGACCGGGAGGACAGAGCAGGAAATATCCGATTTTATGACAGAAGAAAGCTGGTGGACTGGTGACGCTGCCGTGGAAAATGGCTTTTGTGATGAATTACTGTTTGAAGAAAGCAAAACAGTAGTGGAGAACGAAAACAGGATTGTAGTAAATTCCGTACCGTTTGACATTACAAATTTTTCCACAATACCTAAAGCAATCTTGAACAGTATTGCAGGCAAGGGCAGCTTTCAAAACGGCGCAAAGCCAGAAAATAAACCGAAAAGGGAGGAAAGGACAATGGAACCAAAAGACATTAAAACGGTTGACGAACTGAAAGCGGCATACCCGGACTTGACGGCGGCAATCGAAAACAGTGCCACGGAAAAAGAGAGAAGCCGCATAAAAGAACTGCAGGCGGCAGCAGTGGACGGTTTTGAAGATATTGTGAATGAAGCAATGTTTGACAAGCCCGTTTCTGCCGGGGAAATGGCACTGAAAATCCTTATGAAGCAGAAAGAGCAGGGCGGGCAGTACATGACGGACCGTGCGGCAGACGTGGCAGACAGCAACGTGAACGGCGTGGGGGCGGCAGCGGCAGAACAGGGCGGCGAAACAGCGGACCCGTTCAATGCGGCTATTGACAGGCTTTTCCCTGACGCAAAATAAGACAAGGAGGGAATGAAAATGTACGAGATTGACACAAGGAAGCATGAGCCTAAAAATTTCTTTGCAGGTGACTTCCCGACATTGCCAGAAACAGGCGTTGCGGGGGCAAAGCTGGAAGAATGTATGCCAGTCGCAAAGAACGCTGACGGGAAAATTGTCCCGGTAGCAGCCGCCGAAGAAGGAAAAGAAATGGCGGTGGTAGGAATTGCGGCGGCAGCGGCAGAGGAAGACGAACCCGCAGTATACTACATGACCGGGGAATTTTTTGCAGAAGCACTTGTGCTTCCTGATGGCGTGGAAATTGAAGCGTTAAAGGACGCTTTCAGAAAAATTTCAATCTTTTTGAGATAAGGGAGGAAAGAAACATGGCAAAAGAAGTTAGCATATATGACCCACGGACTATGGGGCGGGTAGTGACAAAACTGCCGCCAGTGCATACGTTCTTCCGCAGCACATTTTTCCGCAATGAGGAAACATTTGTGACAAAGGAAGTTGACGTGGACTTTGTAAAGGGGTCAAGGAAAGTTGCACCATATGTACATCCGGTAATAGGCGGGAAGACCGTGCCTAATGAGGGCTACGAAACAAAGACATACAAGCCGACACTTGTTGCGCCTGACACGATAACGACAATAGACGATTTACTGAACCGCCAGCCGGGTGAAAGCATTGTATCAGGCAGGACCCCTGCGGAACGTGCAGTGCTGAAAATGTCAAGTGACTTCAAGAAATTGCGTGACATGATTGCAAGGCGCGAAGAATTGATGTGCGCCCAGTCGATTATCGGCGGCAAGATACCGATTATTGGCGAGGGGCTGAATGAAGTCATTGACTTTGGATTTACGAACAAAGAAACCATATCAGAAGCGGCAAAGAAATGGTCAAATGCAAAGTCTGAAAAGATAGCAGATTTAGAGCGTTGGCATAAGCACGTACAGCAGCACGGCTTTACAAACTGCGATATGTGTATCATGGCTGATAATGTGGCAACGGCTTTCGTTAATGACGAAAAAGTGCAGAAAGTGCTTGACGTGAAAAATTATAACATTGCAACCATTCAGCCGAAGCAGCTACCAAACGGCGTGACATATATAGGAACTTACCACAAGCTGGGGCTTGATATTTACACGTATAATGAGTGGTATCTTGACGATTGGACGAACCCGGCAAAGGCAGAGGAAAAGCCTATGGTCCCGGACGGCACATTGATTTTGATAAGCAGCAAGGCAAACTATTCCATGTATTACGGGGCAATCACGCTTGTGGACCCGCTGACGGGAAAATTCCGCACGGTAGAGGGAAAATATGTGCCGGATATGTGGGCAGAAAGAAAGCCCGCAAGACGTTTCCTGCAATTACAGTCTGCGCCGCTTTCCGTGCCGCATGATGTAGATAGCTGGTTTGTTGCAGAGGTAATGTAATGGACTTCAAGGCGCAAATTCTGGAAGATTTGAAAGTTTTTCACAACCCCGGAGAGTTTGCGACAATGACAAATATCTGGTACGGCGGCGGCTGCTACACAGTCCCGATAGTGATTGACCATGAAGCGGTAAAAGACAGGAAAACGCTTGTGAATGACCATGCAGAGGGGATAAACCTTGCGGAAGCACTTGTGTATATATCTTTTGACGATTTGGGCTTTATGCCAAAAAAAGGTTGCACTATCGAGATTGAGGAAGCGGGCGCAGTCAATATGTATGACATAATAAAATCAGATTATGAAGACGGGGAAATTGTGCTGGAATTGGGGGCGTTTACTGAATGATTGAAGTTTCTGCCGAAACAATAGAACGGGTGGAAGCACTGCTGGCAGGAGTGCCAAAAGGTGCGGAACGTGCGTTGTCAAATGCTATGAACCGGGGGCTTTCAAAAATGAAGACCGGGGCGGCAAAAAAAGTGCGGGAGGTATACGCCGTACAGAGCAGCGCAATCAATGAAGCCACAAACACGAGAATACAGAAAGCCAGCACGGGAAACCTTGCTGGCTACATTCATTTTTCCGGCTACAAGATACCGCTTTATAAATTCAAAGTGACACCAAAAGCCCCTGGCGTTAAAAAGCAGGTTACGGCAGCAGTCAAAAAAGGCGGCGGCACGGCTTTTGAAAATGCGTTCATTGCGCAAATGAAAAGCGGGCATATAGGAGTATTTGAACGGGAAACAAGCAAACGCTTCCCGATAGAAGAAAAAATGGGGCTTGCAATGGCGCAAATGGTAGGCAACACAAACGTAATGACGGAGCTGGAAAAAGAAGCACAGAAAACGGTTGATGAAAGAATTGTACATGAAATTGACCGTCTGCTGAATGGTTACGGAGGTTAGAACATGACACCAGTAATTTTGTTGGACAGTTTAGAAGAATTTGTGAAAGAGAAGACAAAGGACATCAAACTGCAGGTAAGGGTACGAAAGCCGGAGCAGGGGCAGGAAAAAGAACGGGCGGCAGATGTATATAAAATGCGTCTTCCAAAAAAAGAAGACCAGACAGAAAAAATACCGTATATCCTGCTGCAATTCCTGACGGGGAAAGACGGGGAAGTGCAGGAGGGAAGCACCTGCAAGATACGCATTGTGGTTGCTACATATGCGGAAAATGACAGCATGGGGGCATATGATGTGCTGAACGTGATTTTGCGTATCAGGAGCGAACTGCAGAAAGTTGGGATTATCGGGGGATATTTTGCACTGGAAAAACCGTTTGAATACATTGTATACCCGGACAGTACACAGCCCTATTTTTTAGGGGAAATGATAACAAACTGGTCAATACCAGAAATTAAAAGGGAGGTTGAAGCAATATGGCAGTAAAGAAAAAAGCAGAAGAAGTGACAAACGCCACAGAAGCCGCAGGAACGGCGAAAGAGGAAAAAACGGTAAATAATATGGCTGAACAGAAAAAAGCCGAAAATGGGGCAGATAACGAAGCCACAGGTGGGGAAGAAACAGGGCAGGGGACAGAAGCCACGGAGGAAAAAGAAGAAACGGTGAAGCTGGCGTATATCGGACCGACACTGCCCGCAGGACAGTTAAAGTGCAATAAAATATTTATAGGCACGGAAACTGAAATCAAGAAAGAGCTGGAAGCAGTTCTGGAAAAGTACCCACTTGTGGAGAAAATGCTTGTCCCGGCAAGCCAGATAGGAGAAAAGAAAGACAAAGCAAAGACCGCCGGGAATATCCTGCATAAATATTATGCGGACCTTGTATCAAGCATAGCGGGAAATGCGGCAAAGGAGGGATAAAAGATGGCAAGTCAAATAACACACGGCGTACAGACCGGGAAGCTGACAACCAGCATTTCAACCCCGAATGTAGCTTCAACCGGGGTGATATTTGCAGTAGGTACAGCACCAGTGCAAATGGTGGAGGGCGGCAAGATAAATGAAGTGGTGATGGCGAACAATTACGCAGAAGCGGTGCAGAAGCTGGGCTATTCTGATGATTGGAAGAAATACAGCCTTTGCGAAGTTATTTACACGGCGTTCCAGCTTTACACGACTTCACCCATTTTTCTTGTCAATGTACTGGACCCTGCAAAGCAGAAAATAAAGAAGACGCTGACAACAGAGGTTACAGAAAATCAGGTGAAATTGCCGGTTGAAGCCATTGCAGGAAGCGTAAAGGTGAACGGGCTGGAAGCGGGGACAGACTTTGAAGCGTTCTATGATGATGACAACTGCATTGTGGAATTTCTTTCAGACGCAACGGGGCAGGTGGAGCTGGAATATAACGAGGTAGACCCGGCACAGATTGACAAAAATGATATTATAGGCGGGTTTAGCGTAACAACGAAAAAGTCAACCGGGCTGGAACTGATAGACAGCGTTTTCCCACGCTTCACAGAAATACCAGATTTGATTTTGTGTCCGAATTGGTCACATGACAGCGAAGTGGCGGCGGTAATGTCCGCAAAAGCGGAGAATATCAACGGATTGTTTGAAGCTGACGTTATTCTGGATATGGACGTGACGGAAGCAGGCGTGACGTATTATTCAGACGCAGTTGCATGGAAGAAAAAGAAGAACTTTTCAAAGCCTAACCAGCTTGTATGCTTCCCGAAGCTGGCACTGGGAGAAAAGGAGTTCAATTTTTCAACGCAGCTTGCCGGGCTGATTGCGAAAGTAGACAATACAGAAGCATGGGGCGGCGGTACGCCGTGCGAAAGTGCTTCAAACAAAACCTTGCAGGCTGATAGAATGATACTGGCTGACGGGACGGAAGTTGCGCTTGACTTGATACAGGCAAACTACTTGAACGACAACGGCATTATTACCGGGCTGAATTTCTACAATGGTTTTGTGAGCTGGGGGGACTGGACAGCGTGCTTTCCGGGGAACACGGACCCGGTAGACTATTTTTATTGCATTTCCCGTATGTTCAAGTGGGTTGCAAAGACCGTGACGCTTTCATACTGGAATTATGTTGACCGCAAGCTGAACCGCAGGACGATTGACGCTATCTTGCAGGGCGTAAATGACTGGCTGAACAGCCTGACGGCAGAGGAACGAATACTGGGCGGGCGTGTAGAGTTCAAGGAAGAAGAAAACAGCACAACAGCATTGATGGCTGGACACGCAAAGTTTCACATCTACATTACGCCGCCAAGCCCGCTGTGCAAGCTGGAATATGTGCTTGAATATGACGTGTCATATCTTTCAAGCCTTATGGCTGGATAAAGGAGGGATAAACAATGCCGAGAGTTGACGAGCTTGTTGTAAATTTTGCGATATATGAAGATGCCGTGGAGTATTTGGGCATGGCAGAAGTAGAGCTGCCGGAAATAGCGGCACTGACGGAGGAAATCACGGGTGCGGGAATTGCCGGAAACGTGGAAGCGGTTGTGATAGGGCATTTTGAAGCAATGACCCTGACGCTGAATTTCCGTACAGTGACAGACGCTACTATCAGGCTGAATGAACCCCGTATACATATGATTGATTTGAGGGCGGCGCAGCAGAGCGAAAATACAGCAACAAAAAAGATAGATATAGACGGCATGAAATACATCATGCGTGTAAGACCAAAGAAACTTGCGCCCGGAAAAGTGGGAGTTGCGACAACCGCAGACGCTTCCGGGGAATATGCAATCACGTACTATGCAATCTATAAAAACGGGGTCAAGAAAGTGGAGATTGACCAGTTGAATTTTATTTATTACGTTGACGGGGTTGATTATTTGGCAGATGTGCGAAAAGCATTAGGAAAATAAAAACATGAAGTGAGAGCCAGCGGGGAAGCCTGCTGGCTTTTGCGTGAGCTGATAGGAGGATATAAGCATGGAAAGAGTAGAAAATATTGAAATCACAGAGGAAATGAAGCAGCAGGAAGCGGAACTGCTGGGAGAGGAAACAGAGGGGCAGCAGGAGGAAGCCGGGCAACAGGAAACGGAAATGAAGCAGGAGCTGGCAGAAGCACAGCGGACCGGGGTTGTAGATATGTCCGACAAAAAGGCAGAGAAAGAGAAGAAAAACCCGAACTATACGCACACATTCAAAACCCCGGTAACGATTTTGGGGCAGCAATACAAGACAATGACTTTCTACTTTGACAAGCTGACGGGTGAAGACATAGAAGCGGTAGAACAGGAAATGCAGGACATGGGAAAATATGCGCTTTCCCCTGAAATTTCCAGCATTTTCCAAAGTATGCTTGCCGCCCGTGCAGCAAGGGTGGGTTCTGATGAAATCAGACGCTTGCCAGTGGCAGACTATATGAAAATCAAGAACAAAGCAAGGGATTTTTTAACAGGTATGGGCTACTAAAACAGGAAAAGCCCGCAAACTTCATACGGAAACAGGTGTATAGAATGTCAAGAGCTTCAAATACACCCGTCTATTATTTTATGCAGCTTCCCATTGGAAACCTTTACAAGTGGATTAGAAGTGCCAACGAAGTAGAGGAAGAAGACAAAAAAGAGAGGGACCGCAGAAAATAAAGGGAGGTGGGGCGATTGGCAGGGTCACAAAAGGAATTTGAACTGCTTTTCAGGCTGAAAGCGTCACTGGGCAGCAACTTCAACAGCACTTTCAAAGGTGCGATTGAACAGCAGAAAAAGTTACAGGACAGCTTGAAAAGCGTAAATTCCTTGCAAGGAAAAGTTGACGGTTATAACAAGGCTTCAAATGCGATAAGCCAGCAAAATGAAAAGCTGGCAAGACTGCAAACGGAACACCAAAAGACTGCGCAGAAGATACAGACGCACCAGCAGAACGCAGAAAGGTTGCGTGCAAAGATTGAGGAAACCGGGGACGCAACCGGGGAACTGACAGCGCAGCTTGTGAGGGAAGAAAACGAAGTCCAGAAAAATACCGAAAAGCTGAAAAGCAACGAAAGCCAGATACAACGGACCACTGCCAGCATACAACAACAAACACAACAGCTTGACAGCATGGGGGAAGAACTGCGGGAAGCAGGCGTAAACACTGACAATCTGGAAGAAGCAAACGGCAGATTGCAGCGGTCATATGAACGCCTGCAAAACTCACAGCAGACTTTACAACGGCTGAACCAAGCACAACAGAATATAAACGAAAGCATTTCACATACAAAGACACAACTTGCCGGGACGGTAGGGGTCATGGTGGCGGCGGGAGCCGCAATATACAATGGACCCGTAAAAAAAGCAGCAGAGTTCCAAGAGCAAATGTCAACCGTGCAGGCTATATCCGGGGCAACCGGGGACGATTTGCAATTATTGTCTGAAAAGGCAAAGCAAATGGGAGCCACGACAAAGTTTACAGCGAAAGAAGCCGGGGAAGCTATGGAGTACATGGCAATGGCGGGCTGGAAAACAAAGGATATGCTGGGCGGCGTTGAGGGTGTAATGAACCTTGCGGCGGCTTCCGGGGAAGAACTGGCGGCAGTATCAGACATTGTTACAGACGCAATGACGGCATTTGGGCTGGCGGCAGACGGGACAACAAATGGAGTGTCAAACGCCACGCATTTTGCGGACGTACTGGCGCAAGCGTCTTCAAACGCTAATACAAATGTCGGCATGATGGGCGAAACATTCAAATACGTTGCGCCCGTTGCGGGTTCGCTGGGGTACAGTCTGGAAGATACAGCCACCATGATAGGCGTTATGGCTAACAGCGGCATAAAGGCTTCAAACGCCGGAACCGCATTGCGTTCTATTATGACAAGGCTTTCAACGGACGCAGGAGCTTCAAGCAAAAGTCTGGGCGCATTGGGCATACTGACAGAAAAACTGGGCGTGCAGTTCTACGACAGTGAGGGAAAGACAAGGGACCTTGCAAAAGTCATAGGCGAAACCAGAGAAGCATGGAAAGGGCTAACACAGGAAGAACAAAACAACTACGCCAAAAAGATTGCGGGGCAGTCTGGTATATCCGGCTTCCTTGCGCTGATGAACGCAGAACAGGCAGACTTTGACAAGCTGGCAGCGTCAATCAATAATGCTGACGGTGCGGCAAAGGCAATGGCTGACACTAAGCTGGATAACCTAAACGGGCAAATTACGCTTATGCAGTCGGCGTGGGACGCATTGCAGGTGGAGCTGGGCGAAATGCTTTTACCAGTGCTTACAGACCTGATAAAAAAGGCAACGGAAGTGCTGGGGGTAGTGACTACCTTTGTGCAGAAAAACCCGGAAATGACAAAGACGATTGCAAAAGTTGTGGCGGGGCTTATGGCGTTCCGTGTCGGTATGCTATCACTGAAACTGGCAGGGCTGACAGGTGCAAGCGGCATTGTGTCATTGCTTCAAAAGCTGATGGGGCTGCGGATAGGCTTTCTTGAAAGCGCAGCCACAAGCACAAGTTTTGCAACAAAGCTGAAAGCGGCGGGGTCCGGCGTGCTGAAATACTTCAAAGGAGTAGGCGGCGCACTGGGCGGGCTGGGTTCCGCAATAGGGAACATTTTCAGCAGCAGCACAATATTTCAGAAAGTGGGCGGGCTATTCAGCGGCGTAGCGGGGAAAATGTCTGCCGGGTTTGCCGGGCTTGCCGGGAAGCTGGGCGGCGTTCTTACGGGGACGGGTTCAAAACTGCTTTCATTGCTACTGAAACCGTTTGGAAACATAGGCGGCGCACTGGGCGGCATATTGTCAAAAGTCGGCGGCGTTATCTTAAATTCGCCGTTGAGTTCTATCGGAAAAGTGATTGCTTCCAGTTTTGGGAAGCTGGGGACGCTGATTGCACCCATAGGGAATGTGCTAAAATCGGCATTTGGACCGTTGGGCGGCTTGCTAAAAACGGCACTGGGACCGTTGGGCGGCATTGCAGGAAAGTTCCTGCCGATAATCGGCATAATCACAACAATAATTGCAGTAGTACAGATACTGCGGAAAAACTTTGATAAAGTCCGTGAAGCAGTAGGGAACATCTTTGGAGAAAAAGGGCTTGAAATCTTTGACAAAATCGTTGCAGTGATAACGAATGTTGGGGAAACGATAAAGGGCGTTTTTTCAGATGGCAACATAGGGGCGGCACGGGACAAAATAAATGAAATCTTTGGAGAAAAAGGCGTTGCGGTTTTTGATACATTTGCAGGCGTTTTCCAAAAGGTTGTAACAGCAGCCGGGCAGTTCGTAGGATTTGTGACAGAGCATATTGTCCCGGTTGTAGAACAATTATTTGATGTACTTATAACCAGCGTTATTCCGGGAATTATTAGCGGCATACAGGCGGCAGCCCCGGTGGTAATGCAGATTTTTCAAGCAATAGCGGACTTCATAGCGGGAATTATCCCGGTAATTGGCAGCTTTATAGCGGGAATTATGCCGATTATCAGTGAAGTCATAACCTTTATACAGACGTATGTATTCCCGATAATAAGCGAGGTTTTCAATTTTATTGTGTCAACCGTACTGCCGCTGATTGTGCAGGGAATACAGCAGTTAGGTTCTATCATTACAACGGTGCTTCAAGCGGTGCTTCCGGTTGTACAGCAGGTTTTTTCTACAATTTGGAGCATAATTCAGCCGATTTTAGCGCAGATTTTGTCAACGGTTCAAGCCGTGCTTCCGGCGGTTTTGTCCGTGTTCCAGTCCGTGTTTAATGCGATAGGCGGCGTTATCAGTGCGGCACAGCAGATATTTAATGGGCTGATACAGTTTATCACGGGAGTTTTTACCGGGAACTGGTCCGCAGCATGGGAGGGCGTGAAGTCTATTTTCAGCGGCATATGGAACGGCATAAAATCAATATGCACGGGTGTAATCAATGGAATTGTAGGTGCGGTCAATGTCGTAATACGTGGGCTAAACTCTTTGAAAGTGCCTGACTGGGTTCCGGGGGTAGGTGGCAAGGGTATAAACATACCAGAGATACCACAGCTTGCAAAAGGTTCAAAGAATACCCCACAGACGTTCATTGCAGGTGAACGGGGACCGGAGCTGATAACAAATGCGCCGGGGCGTACAGTGTTTACAGCACAGCAGACAAAGGACATTTTCAATGCCAACAATGCGGCGGCAGATACAGTGGCAGCAGTGCAGGCGGCGGGAGTGACCAACATAACAAACAATAACGCACCTGAGAACGTGCCGGGAGTGAGCGCGCCGGAGCTAAGAAGTACAACCGGGCAAAGCAGTATAACAGTAACTATCAACAATAATCCGACAATCCACGTTGACGGCGATAAGCCGGGAGATTTAGAGGAAAAGTTGGAGGAAAACAACAGACGATTGCTGGAGCAGGTGAAAGACCTGCTTGACAAGCGTGATGATGATGAAAGGCGGTCCGTTTATGCGTGATACTTATACAACAATATCCGGGGATATGTGGGACAAAATAGCATATGAGCAGATGGGAAGCGTCCTGCATACCGATAAGCTGATAAGGGCAAACGCAAAATACGCCGAGTTGTTCGTCTTTCCCGCCGGGGTAGTTCTCACTATCCCGGAGGTTGAAGACGAGCCAAACATGGAGCTACCGCCGTGGAAAAGGGGGATTTTGTCGTGAGCGATAAAAAACTGGCAAGGCGTGTGCAGTTAAAACTAAAGTTCAACGGCGTGGACGTGCCGGAAAACATCAACCTGCATTTGACGGGGGCAACCTACACGGACGAAGAAGAAGACAGCACGGACGACTTGCAGATAACTTATGAAGACCGGGAAAACAAACTGCTGGGGAATTGGCTGGAAGTGAAGCCAACGACTTCAAAAAGCAAAAAGCAGGTTGAAAAGAAAGTTGAAGATGAAAAAACATTAAATTATGTGGTGCAGAGAGGGGACACCCTATGGGAGATTGCTTCAAAGTATTTGGGAAGCGGCACAAAATATCCACAGATAGCGCAGGAAAATAACATCAAAAACCCTAACTTGATATATCCGGGGCAGGTATTCAAGATAACAACAGGCGGGGGAGCGTCAAGCACGGTGAAAGAAAAGGAAGAAAGCGAAAAAGGGCAGGGGGCGGGAGGTTCCGGCGGTTCAAGCGGGGCGAAACCGAAACTTGTATCTGCCGTGCTGGTGCAAAAGAACTGGAACGACACGGGAAAAGACGTAACACTGGACATGGGGACATTTGAAATTGACAGTGTGGATATGTCTGGACCGCCTGACAAAATAACAGTGAAAAGCACGTCAATCCCGTACACTTCAAAGCTACGAATGGAAAAGAAAAACAAGGCGTGGGAAAAAATATCACTTAAAGGGATAGGGCAGGAAATAGCGGGGAAAAACGGGCTGAAACTGATGTATGAAGCCAGCGAAAACCCGACATACAAGCGGAAAGAGCAGGTGCAGACTTCCGACATTAAATTTTTACAAGGTTTGTGCCATGCGGCGGGCATGGCATTGAAAGTTACGACTTTGACAATAGTAATATATGACGCTGCCGAGTATGACAAAAAGCCTGCAGTGCGGACTTTCAAAAAAGGCAGCGGGGATATTATTTCATACAAAATGGGTACAAAGCTGACGGACACGGCATACACTTCATGCCATGTTTCCTACACGGACCCGGACAGCAAAGAAACCATTGAATATACATACACCCCGGACAGCAAGACCGGGACTGGGCAGACATTAGAAGTAAATGAAAAGGTGAACAGCAAAGCGGAAGCAATCAGGCTGGCGAAAAAACGCCTGCGGGAAAAGAATACACAAGAGTACACGGCAAGCCTGAAAGTTGTGGGTGATGTGTCACTTGTGGCAGGTATCACGGTAAAGCTGAAAGGCTTCCAGCAGTTCGACAAGAAATACAAGGTAACACAGGCGAAACACAATTTGCTTGACGGCTACACGGTTGACTTGTCATTAAAACAGGTATTGGAGGGGTACTGATGGCAGATATAACAGAGCTGAAAAATATAGTGCGTAAAGGGATTGTGCAGAGCGTAGACAAAAAGAAAATGAAAGCCCGTGTGAAGTTTGGGGACAAAGGCGGCATCATATCCGGGGAGCTTCACATTTTGATACAAAAGCGGCATATCATACATGACACAGTGGAAGCATGGGTGGAAGATGAAGCGGGCAGGATAAAAAATGACGTTACAGACGTATCAATAAACGCTTCATACCATGATGATGAAGTTGTGCGCAACCCGTCCCCGACAGTACACAAAGCATGGCTGGCATACTGGCTTCCAGAAGTAGGGGACATGGTTCTTTGCTTGATGATACCAGACGGGGACGGGGAGGGGTACATTTTAGGAGGTATAAAGTAAATGGCACAGATAGGAAGTTTTGGGGACCTGACTTTCAAAGTGTCTGACAAGTTCGTGCGGACGTTTGACGGCATGAGCTGGGACTTTTCCGCAAAGTACGCAACGCACGACAGGCATATAAAAGCGGACATAATAGAGTACATGGGACCAGAAATCGAAACAATATCATTTTCAATGGTGCTTTCTGTATTTTTAGGGGTAACGCCGCTAAAACAAATAAAGAAAATGCGGAAAATGATTAGAAAAGGATATGCAAGGCGGCTTGTAATCGGCGGCAAGGTATACGGGAATTACAAGTGGGTGATGGAGAAAGGAAGCGTTGAGCTGCAAAGGTTTGATAAAAAAGGCAATCTATGGGCGGCAAAAATCAAAGTGACGCTGAAAGAATATCCAAAGAGGTGATTTTTTATGGAGATTGTAAGAGGTGACGGGAAACTGCTGGAAAACATAGACCTTGCCCCGGCAAACGTACATCAAGAAGTATTGCAGAACGTGGCAATAATACTTGATACGGTGATGAAGTCCGCACCTATGCTGCGGGGGCTGGGACTGCCAGGGGAGCTTTTGAAAAGACCTATAAACGTGGTGGAAAATATGCTTGTGGCGTATATCTATGACCAGATAGACGAATACGAGCCACGGGCAATCATAGGCGGCGTAACATTTGAAATGCCTGACTATTCATACCCGTTGCAGGGGATATTGATACCAGTAGTAGAAATTGAGGGGGTGAACGAAGATGAAGAATAGGGAATACCCCGATATACAGTTTCTTGAAACTGATACGGAAACCATAGAAAGTAATATGATTGCCTTGTATGAGCTTTTTATGAGGGAAAGCGGCAGGAAAGACTATAAAATGCAGCCAGCGTCCCCGGAAAGGCTTTTTCTTTCATGGTGTGCGGCAATCGTTGTACAGCAGAGGGTTTTAATAGATGAAGTGGCAAAAAAGAACGTACCACGGTACGCAACCGGGGAATATTTAGACAGCCTTGCAGAGCTTTTCAAAGATATTGAAAGGCTTCCGGCAAAACCAGCGGTTACGGTTTTCAGGTGCTACATATCAGAAGCGCAGAAACAAAGCGTGATAATACCTGCCGGGACACGTATCAGTTTTGACGAGCTTGTTTTTGAAACAACGGACGAACTGGAAATACCTGCCGGAAGTACGTATGGTGACGTGAACGGGCAGTGCCAGAGCGCAGGGACCGTTGGGAATGACCTTGCGGCAGGGCAGGTGAAAGAGATTGTGGACGTATACGACTATTATTTGAAAGTCGAGAACATAACAAAGACCAGCGGAGGGGCAGGGCAGGAGGAAGACAAAGAGTATTACGAACGCATGAGGGAGAGCATGGAGAGCTTTTCAACGGCAGGACCGGCAAACAGCTATATATACCACGCAAAATCAGTGACGGCAGCAGTCGTGGACGTTGCGGCAACAACGCCGGAGCCGGGTGTGGTTGATGTGCGTGTGCTTTTGCAGGGCGGCGAACAGCCAACAGAAGCGGTACTGCAGGAGATATACGAAAAGTTAAGTGCTGATGATGTGCGCCCGCTGACAGATACGGTGATAGTATCTGCGCCGGAAGAAGACCCGTTTGAAATTGATTTGACTTTCTGGATTGAGAAGAACACGCAGGCAAGCAGCAGTATCATTGAACGGGAAACACGGGCGGCGGTAGAGGAATACATAACATGGCAGACCGGGAAAATGGGGCGGGATATAAACCCGTCTTATTTAGTGCAGAAAATCATGGAAGCCGGGGTGAAGCGTGTGGAGGTGAGGAAACCAGAATACAGGGTTGTGGAAGAAACGCACGTTGCACGCATTGTCCGGGACACAATGCAGGTATTGAACGGGGGTGTTGAAGTTGGCTGACGGTAAAGGCATAAGAAGCCCCGGCAGGGACATATACAGCACGAACTTTGCGGACTATCTGCCGGAAACACTGAAACGGGACCCGAAAATGAAAGCACTGGCGGCAGCAGTCACAGAACAAATGCTGGGCGTGAGTGCGGAAATTGATAATGTACTGATATATTCAAGGATTGACGAATTGCCGGAAGAACTGATTGACATACTTGCTTTTGATATGCACGTTGACTGGTACGACTATTCATACCCGCTGGCGGCAAAGCGGGACATACTGAAAAACAGCGTGAAAGTTCACAAGAAAATGGGGACAAAATACGCAATAGAAAAAGGACTAAGCGGGCTATACCCGATTAGTGAAGTAGAAGAATGGTTCGAGTATGAGGGGCAGCCGCACCACTTCCATATTGTGTGTGATGTATCGTCAAACAGGATAACGGCAAGTTACAGGGAAATAGTAAATGCGGTAAAGATGTATAAAAGGCTTTCAAGCTGGCTTGATGAAATAGTGTACCAGTCACGCATTTACTGTACTATTATGACCCACACAGATTGCTTTATATACAAAAACCCGCTGACAAACAGGCTGCTGGCTGGAACATACCCGCAAAGAAACAGGAGGGGCGCACAGTCCGGCAGTTGTATTGTAGTAGGGACGGAAGCGGCTGGGTTTATATTCCTGCCGCCGCTTGCAGGAACCGTCCCGCAGCGCAATGTTGTGTTCCGTCATTCTGACAGCCGCATTGACGTAAAAACGGCGTTAAAAGCAAACAGGTATAGAAATATACCAGCGGGGAAGAAAAACGCCGGAGAAGTGCCACAGAGAAGCCACAAGGGGGCAGCAGTTGAAACGGGCGTTGTGGTGGAAGACGGGGCGGCAGGTTTTCTGTTTTCAGTCCCGGAAGCAGGAACCGTCCCGGAACGCAATATTGTATTCCGCTATTCTGCAACGCAGATTGACGCAGAAACGGCGTTAAATGCGTTAGGGTATAGAAATATACCAGCAGGGCAGAAAAACGCCGGAGAAACGCCACAGAG